CCAGTATGATATTACATAAGAGCATTCGGAAGAAGATCGGAGATATCGTCGGTGGTAATTTTTACGTTCTCCCGTCATCCATTCATGAAGTCATGATTATTCCGGAAGAGGGGTTTGAAGCAGGCGAATTATCTGAACTGGTATCCACGTGTAATTCCCAATTATACACAGAAGCAAATTCAAAAGATATTTTATCAGATAAGGTTCAGTGGTGCAGTATGGACGGAGAAATTCTCAGGAGAGCAGAAAATGAATAGAGCAGAAATGAGACGTATGAAGCGAGAACAGGGGAAAGCTCATACTGTAACCTACAACCTGACGCAGGCGCAGCTGGACGCTATCATTCAGGAAAAAATCGGAGTAAAGATTGCCGAGACTAAGAAAGATGTTTATGAAGAAACTGTTAATACTGTACTGGCGTTGGTTCTCACCCTGCCATTAGAAGTGCTCATGGATCACTATTGGCCTAAATCATATCGTGAACGACTTCCGGGATTCGTGGATAAAGTTCTGGAATATTACGGACGTTGGGAAGACGGTGAATTGGATATGGATAAGCTCAAAGAAGATTTATGGGAATATGGCGGAATCCGGTTGGAACCAGCGCAGATAGATATGGAGGATATTTCAAAGAATAATGAAAAATGATTTAAAGCGGAATGGGTCTGGATGTCTGGACCCTACTGCATATCAGGCTATTATGAACGCTGATGCTGTATCATCGGTGGACAAAGCAAATAGGTACAAACGTAGAGAAAACGATTCGGAGGAACGACTCAATAAATTACTCACTGCTATATTCGCTATTTGTGACGCTTCGGATTTTCATATTGAAGAGAGGATCGTAGTTAAGGATAAGCGAACTGGGAAGATTTGGAGGTAGTGGGATGATATTTGTAGTAAAGCCAGTCGTAAGGCGTTCGCTGGAGGATGTTGCAAAATTACAAAAGAAACTGTACGAGGATTTAAACGCACCAAGAGACAAGGTATTGGTGTTACCACCTGATTGTACCTATGATATTGTTAACGATTATGATCGTAATACTATGGTTGTGATAAGAGGGTGCGGAGCGGAGGAAAATAAAATTGAGTAAAAAGAAAGGGAGACCAAAGAAAGAAATCTCTAAAGATTATCGTTTAAATGTACGTTTGTCCATCGGAGATGCCAGTACACTTAAATATGTTAGCGAACAGACTGGAAAAAATGTGTCCGAAATCGTGAGAGATGGTATTAAATCGGAGTACCGAAAACTTATGAAATGGGATTAATTGTACGTACAAAAAATAGTAAAAACGAATTATTGTACGTACAAAAAATCAGAAGTGGTTGATGCAGACCATTGTGTCGAAACGAATTATTGTACGTACAAAAAATCAGCATATTGAATTATTGTACGTACAAAAAATCGGAAATTAGCCCAAAATAGGCTAAAAACGGCTTAAAATGGCTATTTTCATCATGGTACTGTAGTACCAATCTAATTAGCTATCTTATTTATTTAAAAAATTGAATTTTTCGTATAGCTAATATACATTGTACTACAGTACCACCATTTATTGTACGTACAATAAAGAAAGGAGATTCTATGACTGAACAGGAGCTTATTGAATCGTTTGCAGGCAACTTGGATTACATTATGAGATCGGAACATATGAATCAAAGTGAGCTGGCACGAAGGAGTCATTTGAGTAGGGAGTCAATCTGTAAATATTTAAAAGGTCAGCGTATGCCTACGTTGAAGGCACTTATGAATTTAAGCTATGCCTTGAGATGCAACATTGAAGAATTAACTCCGTTTATTCAACTTATCGATTGAGGTGACAGAAATGAGCGAATTAAGAAAACAATGGATTGACGATGAATATCTGTGGCAGGATTTCTTGGACTACTTCAATCCGGACTTTGATGAGATTGCCGATATCAAACAGATGAGTCGTTATGATATTCTGATCACCATGAAAAATGGGGTGCAGTATATTTACGACAATTACCGTCAGACACGAAGACGACTCCCAAATAGTTGGGATGACATGAGTCCTAAAGAATTTCATATGGACGCACATATAAGATTATATTCTATGATGAAGCGGGAAGGTTTCACATATGATGACCTGTCTGAAGAAACGGGCATATCTCCAGGAACTATAAGTAATTATGTGAACGGAGTGACATCCCCAACCCTCGACAGATTATTTCTGATTGCCAAAGCATTAGGCTGCCGGATTGAAGACCTAATCTATATCGAGCATATGTACAGATAACCCATGAGGGCGCTTGTTTTACAAGTGCTCTTTTTTTGGTGCAGAAAGGAGAGATTCTATGGGGGAATTTGACACCAAACGAAATGGTATTCCGGTGAAGATATTAGAAACCGGTGAAGAATTCAATTCTATCAAAGCTTGCGCCGATGCAATTGGCGGCAATGCGTCCTGCGTCAGCAGAGTTGTGAATGGCGGTAAAGGATATTGTACTTGTCATGGGTTCCATATTTCGAAAGTCGGTGAAGAATCTGAGATTCGCACAGATCAGCGAGGACGTCCAGGAATTGGAGTACAGATTATCGAAACCGGAAAAACGTATGGGTCCGTAGAAAAATGTGCTAAAGACATCGGGGGCAGTCCGACGGCCATTAAAGATATTTTGAAACAGCAAAACAATCGAGTGTCGCACAAAGGATATCATTTCAAACGCATAACTTAACCACTGTGTCGAAAAACTCACACGTGAAAATAACATCCCCTTTTATAGGGAGAAGATAATATATCGGCCAAAATCGGTCAATGTATTATCTTTTTATTTTTATGGATATTCAGCTCTATGAAAGGAGAAAGAGTTCATGAAAGAAAATAAGTTTCAGGCAGATTTGAAAAAAGAGCTTAAAGCTATATTTCTTGGTTGCATTGTAACCAAACTGGATTCGAGCGATATTCAGGGTATTCCCGATCTTCTTGTTTTATACAAAGACAAGTGGGCGACTCTGGAAGTTAAGAAAAGTGCTACGGAACCGCATCGTCCGAATCAGGATTACTATGTTGCAAAAATGAACGCCATGTCATTTTCACGATTTATCTACCCAGAAAATAAGGAGGATGTTCTAGATGAACTTCGTGAATCATTCAAAGCTTAGTGGACTTCACGCACCATTCAGCCCAAGTCAGCCAGCATGGTTGAGATATAGTGATGAGAAAGCAATCGCAGTTCGACAGAACAAGAAAGCTGCAGAACTTGGTACACGCTTACATGCATGGGCAAAAGAAACTATTGATATGGGTATTAAACAGCCTCGCTCGAAGAAAACCTTATACGCATATGTAAACGATGCTATCGGTTTTCGCATGAGTACAGAGGTTGTTTTATATTATTCAGACAGATTCTTCGGAACTGCAGATGCGATTTGCTTCCGGAATAATAAGCTCAGAATCCATGATTTGAAGACTGGCGTCGGTCCAGTGCATATGGAACAGCTTGAAGTGTATGCAGCGTTATTCTGTCTTGAATATAAGATCAGACCAGGCGATATCGAGTTTGAACTCTGTATTTACCAGAACGATGAGGTAGTAGTATTCAACCCGACTGCAGAAGATATTCTGCCGATTATGGATAAGATTGTTCATCTCGACAAGATACTTGCAGAATGTGATGCAGAGGAGGCGTAACCGATGAATCCGATAGCAGAAGAAATCGAATCATATTTAGGATCAGCCTCTATGACAGATGAGGAATATCTGGCACATTATGGTATGCCTCGCCGTTCAGGAAGATATCCATGGGGATCGGGACAAGATCCATATCAAAGTTCTCGCGATTTCTTAGGTCGTGTGGAGCAGATGCGAAAATCTGGTTTTACGTATACCGATGAAAACGGTAAAAAATGGACTGGTGATAATGCGATTGCTAAATCACTTGGTTACAATTCTACCGATTTCCGAACAGTGTATGCGATTGCAAAAGACGAGCGTAGATCAGATATGGTTGCCACAGCCAAACGTCTCAGAGACAAAGAAGGAATGAATAATTCTGAGATTGGTCGAAAAATGGGAATCAATGAATCATCTGTTCGATCACTTCTTGATCCAAATTCTGAGTCAAGAATGAAGCAGGCCAGAGATACTGCCAAATTCTTGAAAGAACAGGTTGATAAAAAAGGCATGGTCGATGTTGGTGCCGGTGTGAACAATGATTTGAAGATCACAAAAGAAAAACTGGATCAGGCATTGTTTATATTACAGGCTGAAGGTGACTATGAGGTTTATGGAGGTCGATTCTCACAGGTTACAAATAAAGGTCAGATGACGACTCAAAGAGTTCTTTGTAAACCAGGAACACCGCATAGTGCAATCTACGATTTTGATAATGTCAAGACAGTCACTGATTATATTTCCAGAGATGATGGGAAGACCTATGAAAAGAAATTCACATATCCTGAAAGCTTAGATTCCAAGCGGCTTATGATTCGCTATAAAGAAGATGGCGGTATCGATAGGGATGGAACTGTTGAACTCAGGAGAAATGTACCAGATCTGTCGCTTGGCGAATCCAAATATTCTCAGGTCCGCATCATGGTCGATGGAAAGAAATATATCAAAGGTATGGCAGTCTACAAAGATGATAAAGATTTTCCGCCAGGCGTCGATGTTATATTTAACACCAACAAGTCCAAGAGTGTTCCGAAACTGGAGGTTCTCAAAGATGTGAAACCAGATCCGGACAACCCCTTCGGCTCTCTTATTAAAGATGCCGATCAAGGCGGGCAGTATTGGTATACCGACAAAAATGGTAAGAAGAAGCTCGGCCTTATTAATAAGCGATCCGATGAAGGTGATTGGACCGAATGGAAAGACGCTTTACCATCTCAGTTCTTATCCAAACAGTCAAAAGCCATGGCGGAAAAACAGCTTGGTATCGCTAAAGCAGACAAGCAGGCAGAATATGAAGCTATCATGGCTCTGACCAATCCGACTGTGAAGAAATATTATCTTGATAAATTTGCAAGCAGTTGCGATTCAGCAGCCGTACATCTTAAAGCAGCCGCATTACCGGGTCAGAAATACCATGTTATTCTACCTGTCACATCTCTGAGCGAGAAAGAAGTATATGCTCCTGGATATCCTGATGGAAGTAAACTTGCCCTTGTTCGATATCCTCATGGTGGTACATTTGAGATTCCTATCTGTACAGTCAATAACAAAAACAAAGACGCTGTCAAGATGATTGGTAAGGATTCCATCGACGCGATTGGTATTAACAGTAAAGTTGCTGAACGATTATCTGGTGCTGACTTTGATGGCGACACCGTAATGTGTATTCCTACTCATGATCGTGCTGGAAAAGTTAAGATTGCCAATCGTCCACCTCTTGAAGGACTCGAGGGATTCGATCCTAAGATGAATTATCAAGGTGAGAAGAAAACCGGATCTGATGGTAAAGAACATTGGTATCGAGACGGCAGAGAATACCAGCTCATGAAGAAAACAGACACTGAGATGGGTAAAATCTCTAATCTGATTACCGATATGACTATCATCGGAGCTACTGATGATGAATTAGCTCGTGCTGTAAGACACAGTATGGTCGTTATTGATGCCGAGAAACATCATCTGGATTACAAACAGAGTGAAAAAGACAATAACATTCAGGCACTAAAGCAGAAGTATCAGATCAAGGTCGACGAGAACGGAAAGATCAAATACGGCGGTGCGTCCACCCTTATATCCAGAGCCAAAGGAGAAGTTACTGTTGATAAGCGACAGGGAACTCCTAAACCAAACCTCCCGGGTAAAGAATGGTATGATCCATCCAGACCTGACGGAGCTCTTATCTACAAGAAAGCTGACGATGCTACCTATACCGTCAAGAAAGTGGATAAGAAGACTGGTGAGGTAACGGAGGTAACTAAGAAGCGTACCGATAAGAGTAACCGTATGTCCGAGACCGATGACGCTATGACCTTGGTGTCTAAGTATAGACATCCAATGGAACTTGTGTATGCTGATTACGCTAATAGCATGAAAGCTATGGCCAACAAAGCAAGGGTTGAGTCCAGTAAAGCCGGTAAGATAGCCTACAGTAAGGATGCTAAGAGGAAGTATCAGGAAGAGTACGACAGTCTCACTAAGAAACTGGCGATAGCTGAATCCAATACACCTCGTGAACGTGCAGCCCAGCGTATGGCTAATGCTACCGTTCAGAGAAAGCAGAAAGCTGCTGAAGAAGCTGGTGTTAAGCTCAAACCGAAGGATGTTAAGAAAGCAAGTCAGCAAGCACTCACGAAAGCAAGAGAAGAAGTTGGCTCTGTTTCGAGAAGAGACCGAAACATCGTCATCACTGATAAAGAATGGGATGCTATACAGGCGGGTGCGGTCAGTGAATCCATACTCAAACGTGTTCTCAATAACTGTGATCCGGATTCTTTAAGACAAAGAGCAATGCCGAAAGAAACAAAAGTTCTTAATCAAGCAAAGATTAACAGAATCAAAGCGATGTCTGCATCGTACACAATTCAGCAGATTGCAGAAAAGCTTGGCGTTTCAACCTCAACAGTTTCCAAGTATTTGAAAGGAGCGAATTAGTTAAATGGATGATTTCAGATTAACAACATTTGACAATCCTTACGATCCATTCGAACAGTTCACTCTTTGGTACTTGTTCGATACTGAAAAAGGTTACAACACTTGCGGAAAACTGGATCGTATTTCCAATTATTCTGACGACATGACAGAAAAAGAGGTCAATGATGAACATAATCGCGCGATTGATGAGTTAATATCATTTGATTTCTTGAATATTTACAAAAAAGTTCCGCGAAATTCGAAAGTTGCGCTGGATTTAGGTGCTGCCCCGGTATAATACGATGTCAAAGCATAGGGGGAGGGTCGCTGAAAAAGCACCCCCTCCCTGCATCGCGCCGGTCTTCAAAATTTCTCCGGCGGGATTTTTCCAGAAACAATTTATATTTTTATGCTGCCCTCAGAGGGGTTTATTGAACCACAAAGCCATTTAATCCGCGTGTATTTCTCCTTTCAAGATTTGTACTTCTTTTGAGTTAGTCAACCTCGTACCGATAGGTTCCTTAAACTCCTCTAAAGACAGCATAACATTAATGAAATCTGACGAATAGTCGATAACAATTAAATTCAAGGAGGCGTAAACGATGCCAAAGGTAGCAAAAACTGAACGGCGTCCAATGCTTACGCCGGAAGCAAAAGAAAACCAGATGATATCTCTGGCTATGGATTGCGCTGAAAGACAGATGATGGAAGGTACGGCTTCTTCGCAGGTTATAACTCATTTTTTAAAACTGGGTTCGGGAAAAGAAAGACTCGAGAGAGAAAAACTTGAAGAAGAGAACAAGCTTCTGAGAGCGAAGACAAAAGCGTTGGAAGAGAGTGCTGAATCTAAGGTTATGTATGAAGAAGTTCTTCGAGCTATGCGCGACTACAGCGGAGCAGGTGATCCGGATGAGTATTAAGACGTATTCTGAGTTGATCACATTTCCAACTTTTAAAGAACGATACAAGTACCTTCGGATCGGCGGTGTAGTTGGTCAGGAAACGTTCGGATTCGACAGATATTTGAATCAGCTTTTCTATAAGTCGCCGGAATGGTTGTCGGTAAGAGATCAGGTGATTTTTCGAGACAGTGGGTGCGATCTGGGGATTCCTGGGCGAGAAATCTATAGCAAAATTCTGGTTCATCATATGAATCCGATCACGAAAGAGGATATTCTCAAGCGAAGTGATTTGTTGCTGGACCCGGAATATCTGATTTGCACTGTCAAAAGAACACATGACGCAATTCACTATGGGGATGATTCCATATTATGGAGCGATCCTGTAGAACGATGTAGAAATGATACTTGTCCATGGAAGAAATAAAGAGGAGTAGCTTGATGAATGAAAGTATTCTAATATCGATCAAGGCACAACTGGGTATTCAGGAAGAGTATACAGCTTTTGACCAGCAGCTTATTATGCACATCAATTCGGTGTTTATGGTTTTAAAGCAGCTTGGAGTAGGTCCTGCGGCTGGTTTCACTATTTCAGATAAAACAGCTACATGGAATGATTTTCTCTCATCCGATAAGAACCTCGAAGCAACGAAGTCTTATGTCGGCATGAGAGTGAGAATGCTGTTCGATCCGCCAACAACTTCAATTGTTGCCGAAAGTATGAATCGTATGATCAATGAGTTTGAGTGGCGACTTAACTCGGAAGCGGAAAGTGATAATTAATCTAAAATTCCCTTGAAGAAAACGTCTTGGGATTTGGCGGCAATAGCTGAGGTTCCGACAAAATCAAATCCAGCTCCAACCAAACCGCCAACAAATGGAACCATTTTTCCAAGATTAATTATACCTTTGGTTCCAAATTTTGTTATAAATCGCTGACCAACTTTCTGGTTAATTTTGGTTAAAACTTCCCCAGGGATTTTCTTGATCATGCTTATGGTAAATTTGTTGGTAAATTGAACTCCCGCTTCACGGCAGATTTTTGAAACAGAAGCGCCAGTAAGACATACGTACGCCATAGTTTGAACTTCATCATCGGAAGGATCGTAGCCAGCCAGAACGGCAATAGTTGCGATCATACGAAGTTGTATATACCATACGCTTGCTAAATTAGCAGGAATCGCCACTGGAAGAGTTAATATTCCGCCAAGACTTGTTATAAATCCGGATGTGGAACATTTCATAATTTGCCATTTCGCAAAAGCAGCGGTAGCTTTTTCGGCATCACCGTATTTATTAAGATACTGCTCGGCTATTTCATAACAATTTGGCGTGTTAGGTAAACCATTAAGCGCAGCTTCGTAACATTTATTCAATGCACTCATCACTTGATCTTCGGTTAAAGCGAGTTTTGACATATGTATATCTCTCCTTCCAATACGATGATTGTATTGTAACAAGAGACGAATGTGAATGCAAGACAGTATGATAGAAATGAGGTGATATAAATGGGAGATGTAGAATTTTTAGCCCATCATGGTGTCCTTAACATGAAATGGGGAGTTCGACGATATCAGAACAAAGACGGAAGTCTCACTAGAGCCGGACAGAAAAAAGCTAAAAAAATGAAAGATAAGTATACGAAGCTCACCGGAAAACAGCTGAGAAGGAATCCGACTAAAAAATCGTCCACTCAAAAACCGAAGCAAAAAAGTATCAGCGAAATGTCTGATGAAGAAATTCGTACTAAAATCAACAGAATCAAACTGGAGCAGGAACTTGGGAGTTTGAGTCCTAAGAAAATTTCCCGCGGTAAAGCTTTTATAGATAAAGTAGCAAAAGACATAATCGCTCCAGCTGCAACAGATGTGGCTAAGCAGGTTGTAAATTCAAAACTTGCCGATGCGGCTAACCGTATATTCGGCTTAAGCGGAGATCTGAAAGTCCATACCAACAATAAGAAAAAATAGGAGTAACAACAAATGGCATTATCGAACACCGCCGTACCGAAGTATTATGGCATGTTTCGAGATGCCGTAATCCGGAGAGAAATCTCGGTTTGTGAAACGGTTTCATTGGAAATGAATCGAATCGATCAGCTTATCGATAATCAAAGATATTGGTACGATGATCGGGCAGTTGAAGGATTTATCCACTATTGTGAGAATGAGCTCACTCTAACGGACGGTAGCGATTTATATCTCCTCGACTCTTTCAAGCTATGGGCTGAACAGATTTTTGGATGGTATTACTTCATTGAGCGCAGTGTTTTTGTTCCGTCAGAAACAGGCAGTGGTGGTCACTACGAAATGAGACGGATTAAGAAAAGGTTAACTACCAAGCAGTATTTAATTGTTGCTCGAGGCGCTGCGAAATCAATGTATGCGTCCTGTTTGCAGAATTACGAACTGAACGTCAATACCGCGACAACTCATCAAGTAACAACTGCTCCGACTATGCCTCAGGCCGAAGAGGTTATGTCGCCAATTCGAACCGCCATCACCAGAGCAAGAGGGCCGTTGTATAAGTTTCTCACTGAAGGCTCGCTTCAGAACACGACTGGATCTAAGGCGAATCGTGTTAAACTGGCTTCGACTAAGAAAGGAATTCAGAATTTTTTAACCGGATCACTTTTTGAAGTCAGACCCATGTCCATTGATAAACTGCAGGGATTGCGTGTCAAGATTGCAACTGTTGACGAATGGCTTTCCGGAGATATACGGGAGGACGTCATCGGAGCATTGGAACAGGGTGCCGCAAAAGAGCAGAGTGGAGGTTCAAATGATGATTACCTTATAGTTGCCATCAGCTCAGAAGGAACTGTCCGTAATGGATCTGGCGACACAATCAAAATGGAATTGATGAAGATACTCAAAGGTGAGTATAAAGCTCCGCATACTTCAATCTGGTGGTATAAATTAGACTCCATTGATGAAGTTAACGATCCGGATAAATGGATTAAAGCAAATCCGAATCTCGGAAAGACGGTTACTTATGAAACTTATCAGCTGGATGTAGAACGAGCTGAGAACAACCCCGCAGTCCGCAATGATATTCTTGCCAAACGTTTCGGTATTCCTATGGAGGGATACACATATTACTTCAC